CGTGGGACGAAATGTGGGACTACTTGGAACCTTCTCATCAGTAAAAGAAGGTGGCACAACTGTTCGTGTTACCTCTGACGAAGACGCGATGGCCTACGCCCGCGAAGCGTTCTTTTCCAAACTGGGACGAGCACCCAACAAAAAAGAATTAGCCGAAGCAATTGATTTTATCCAAAACAAAGAGCGTTCTGCCGTTGCCGCTGGACAACAAATGCCAAGTAGTCAATTGACTGCTAGCAAATTTGCGGGACAGGCAGACCCAACCGCTAGTGTTTCCTATGGTCTCGGCAATGCAATCTCACTCGCATTTCAAGCGCTAGGTCAATAATGGCAACCCAACCCAAAACGCCCAAGAAGCCAAAGCAAGATTGGCGTGAACAATTTAAGATTGACTTCCCGCAGTTTTCCTCAATGGTTGACGGAGGAGAAGGTGAAGCAAAAGCTCGCTCCCTTCTTGGCGACGACCTCGTTGACCTGTTCATTGCTTATGCAAAAAAGCCAGATGATTACGACCTAACGACAGATGCCGGCAAGACCGCCTGGGTGAACAAGGTTCGGGCTACAAAACTCTATACCTCTACGGACAAATCGCGGCGTGAATGGGCCCTGCTTGGACAGGCAGACAAAGACGACCAAATCGGGGACAAGATTCCGGAACTGCGCAATCTGTACGGAAACCTGGAGCTAGACGATGCCCAGATACGTGACCTGGCCACATATTCACTTAGCACTGGTGCCAGCGAATTGCAAACCCAGTTTTACGCGTACTCAATCATCTCCAATCGCCAAGCGGCAAAAGGTATGCCTCCGGTCATTGGGGAAACAGATGCCGCCACGACACTCAAGGAATCGCTGAAGCGCTTCAACTACGCCCCACCCGGACTTGACGACCAGATTCGTTCTGTGCTAACTGGTCAGCCATACCTTGGTGTCACGTACACCGAGGACATGTTGGTAAAGAAAGCCAAAGACAATGCCAAAATTATGTACTCTCAATTCGGTGAGCTGTTTGACCAGGGCTTCACTATGGATGACATCTTCGAGCCATATCGAAATATCGCAGCAAGCACTCTTGAGAAAAATCCGATGGACATCAGAATGAGTGACCCCAAATTCTCGGTTGTGTTCAACAAGCGACCAGACGGGACAAGCATGACGGCGGAGGACTTCCAGTACCTACTGCGCAAAGACCCTGACTACGGATGGGACAAAACTCGTGCAGCACAATCCGAAGCAGCAAAAATGATTATGATGATGGAAAAATCATTTGGGCAGGTGATGTAACGTGAGCATTAGACCAGACGACCCACGGCTTGCCGATTTTACGCCAGAAGAAACAGAACGAATGCTTGCAAGTAAAGCATTCGAAACCCCCGCCCAGTTGCTAGCGCAACAAAACGCTTCGCGCATGGGTGCAATTAGGTCTGCGGCTGAAAGAACAGGTGGTTATTACACGGGCCCAGAACAGGCCTATCTGGACACCCTCGTCGCTGGGGCGGAGTCTGGCATCTACTCCGCGGAAGAAGCCATGGCAGAGTTCGACCGAATGTATGTTTCTCGCCCACAGACAAGCGGAGACGATGGCTCCATGGCGTTTGACTCGGGAACCACCAGCGCCACAACCATGATTCGCAGCTACTTGGCAAAGTTCGGGTTGGAGTCGCTTGAGGACAAAATTGGCGACCTGATGGCTCGCGGCATAACAAGCGAATCATCCGTCATGTTTGAATTACGGGAAACAGAGGCCTTTAAAAAGAGGTTTTCGGCAAACCTAAAAAGAGCTGCTGCTGGCCTGCCCCAACTTCAACCCTCCACGTATGTCGCAATGGAGCGAACCTACAGAGAGACCATGAAGTCCAATGGCATGGACAGGTATTTCAATAGGCCAGAAATTATTCAATCTCTTTTGGAGGGAGACGTATCCCCCCAGGAACTGCAAGCCCGAATCCAAGATGGCTATCGCCGCGTTCAGGAAGCCGACCCAGCTACGCGCGAGCAAATGAAAAAGCTCTACAATGTGGACGACTCGGACCTGGCCGCCTATTTCCTCAACCCAGCAGAAACCATGCCAATCTTAACCCGCAGGGCAGAGGCAGCAAAACTTGCCGCGCGCGCGCAGGAGGGTGGCACCCAATTGACCGCAATGACCGCAGAGGAGCTTGCGTCTAGGGGCATTACGGAACAACAGGCTCAAGAGGGCTTTGGCTCCATGGCCAGGAGACGTGGTCTTTACGAAACCATGGCCGGCGAAGAGGACATAAGCATGCAGGAAAAACTGGGCGAAACCTTTGGCTACGACCCCGAGGCTCAAGCAAAAATAGAAAAACGCATTTCTATGCGTCGGGGTGCGTTTGCGGGTGGTGGTCGATTTGCCGCTACAACCGGGGCAACATCTGGCACCATTGAAACCGGAGTCGGCTCCGCTCAGTAGTTCCATAGCAATTCGCTATTGGGGGTGTACTGTTGTAAATGTCGGAGTCCCGAACCGACCTAAGCAAAGGGTACAGCAGCCTTCTGGGACCTCCTCCTGGAAGTGGGCAGAACGGAGTGAGCAATGTCAAATGTCATCGACGATTTTGATGATGAGACGAACGAAACGGTATCCAAAGACCCCGTACGTGCACACCTCAAAAAGGTGGAGTCAGAGAACAAACTTCTCCGACAACAAGCACAGGAGTTTGAAACCCTAAAGCGAAAGATGGCTTTTGCTGAAGCAGGCATTGACGTGAATGCTCCAGTTGCCAAGTATTTCATTAAGGGCTACGACGGCGAGGTGTCTTCCGAAGCGATTAGGGCAGCAGCCCAGGAGGCAAATCTCCTGGAGCCTGAGAGGCCAAAAGAAGTTGCAGACGAGTCTGAAAAAAAGGCTTGGGCTCGACTTCAAAAGGCAAGCACGGCTGGCGAGCAAACTGACGAACAGGTCGACTGGGTAAAGAAGTTCAACTCAACTCGCAATCAAGACGAAGTGATGCATCTACTTGCACAAATGAGAGAACAAGCACAAAACATCTAGCCCGCTGGACTCCCGTCCTGTCGGGAGAAAGAAATAACAGGCAATGACCAAAACACAAACGAGTGACCTGCTCACAGACCAGGTTGCATTTGACAGGATTGCGTATTTCGCACTCCGTAGCGAACTTTTGTTCGACGCGGTTGCAGACGTTATGCCAGTCGCACAAGCAATGCCAGGTTCATCGGTGAAATTCACCATCTTTAATGACCTTGCTGAGAAGACTTCAACGCTGACCGAAGACACTGACGTAACGCCAGTTGTCATGGGTGACAGCCAAGTTGAAGTGACCCTCAACGAATACGGCAATGCCGTTAACACGACAGCCAAGTTGCGTGGAACTTCGTTCCTCGACGTGGATTCCGCAGCAGCCAACCTCGTTGGCTACAACGCTGGTATCTCCGTTGACGGAGTTATCCGTGACGTGCTTGCTGGTGGAACCAACGTAGTGTACGGCGGTGGCGGTTCGTCAACCCCAACTGCACGTACCGAAATTGCTTCCGAAGACATCATCGAAGCGAACGACGTTCGCAAGATTGTTGCTGCTCTCCGTAAGGCAAACGCTGTGTCGTTCAACGGCATGTACATGGGTTTCATTCACCCTGACGTGTCCTACGACCTCCGCCGTGAAACCGGCGTGGCTTCGTGGCGTGACCCGCACGTGTACGTTGACGTAGCAGGCATTTACAACGGCGAAGTCGGAGCCTTCGAAGGTGTGCGTTTCATTGAAACGCCACGTGCGAAGATTTTCGAGAACGCCTCAAACGGCTCAGGCTCGACTGGCACCGTGGATGCGTATTGCACCCACATTGCAGGTCGTCAGGCTCTTGCAAAGGCACACAGCATTGTCGATGGCAATGGTGCGTTCCCACGCGTAGTCCGCGGTCCTGTGGTCGACGTGCTCAGCCGCTTCCAGCCTGTTGGCTGGTACTGGTTGGGTGGCTACGCACGATTCCGCGAGGCTTCGCTGCGTCGCATTGAGTCGTCGTCAAGCATCGGCGCGAACTAATTAGTTCAGCCAACTGAATGTGGTGGCGTGGGTCTTGCTCCCCCGAGACCCACGCCACCGCTTCGTGTTATCATGTCTGTGAGGTAACTGATGTCCATTTCTAATTACGCTGAAAACAAATTTCTAGATGTTCTCCGTGCACAGTCTTTTTCGGTAAGCAACGTTTATGTGAAGTTGCATACTGGTGACGCTGGCGAAGCAGGTACAAGTAATGCCGCCACAGAAACCACTCGCAAAGAAATTACGTTCAATGCCGCATCATCGGGTTCGATGGCTGCGTCTGCCACGGTTGAGTGGACGAACGTTTCTACCACCGAAACGTATAGCCATTTCTCTTTGTGGGATAACGTCAGCGCAGGCAACTGCCTGTGGACTGGCGCACTTTCATCTTCGGCTGCTGTTACTGCTGGGGACACCTTCCAAATCACTGCGCTGACTCTCAGCCTCGACTAAGTGAGGTAGCCTGATGGCTACTGGAGTCACCGACTTTACGTTCGGTTTCACGGACACGCCTGGATTTCGCGAGTTTGAAGAAATCCCAAACTACGCCTATCGCAAGGTCGTCTATTTCGCTTCGCCGTTTGCCGCTACGCAAGGATTTTTTAAAGGCGTAGTTGCACGTACCGCTTCCGCATCAGGAGCAGGTACACAATCGGCAACAGGTCTACGGATAGTTCTCCGTACCGCCACAGCGTCAGGGTTAGGTTCGTCATCAACTACTACTGTGCTGGTTGCCATCCGTACGGCAACCGCATCGGGTACGGGGACTTCTGTTGCGGATGGTGAACGTGTTGTTCTTCGTTCGGCTACAGCAAGCGGGCAAGGTTCGACGAGTGGTGGGGCAACAGGGTTGCATATTGCGCCTCGTACAGCAACAGGTTCAGGAGTCGGTTCCTCCACCGTCACATCGTTCTCTGTCCGTGCTTACACCGCCACTGGGAGTGGTCAAGGTTCGCAATCTGCTACAGGGCTACGAATCGTGGTTCGCACCGCTACCGCTTCAGGTACTGGAACGTCCACAACTTCGGAGCAGGTTCTCAGGACGCGTACAGCGTCCGCTACAGGGGTGGGGTCATCTACTGCCAGCAGCCTCCATATCGCGCCCCGTACAGCATCTGGGGCAGGCTCAGGGCAATCCACCATCACGTCATTCGCTGTCAGGTTCCGCACGGCCACAGCATCAGGTTCAGGCAGCCAGGTGTGTGTCGGGGTTCCTGTCAGGTTCCGTACCGCTACCGCTTCAGGTGTTGGCAGCCAGTCGGCTACCCAACTCAAACTGCTGCTGTTTATAACACCCGTCGGTGATGTGACTGCTGCCGCTGACCGTTTTGATGATTCGATAGCAGGTCGCCTGTTCCGTTACGCCCAAGGAACTTCATCAGGGGCGAATGTTTACAAACTTACTGACGGAACATTCACCCAAGTTGAGCAACGAGAATATGAACGCATCGTCAAGGTGTATCACGGTGGCAGCAAAAACTTTGTTACCGCTGAGGAGAAAGCTGAACTTGTTTCCGCAGGGTATGGTGAGTACATAACATGAGCACCTTCAGACCCCCAACCGACGACTTCGTAGTATTGGGCGTACCACCGAAACCTGACGATTCCCAAGAAGTACGGCTCGCCTATTCTTTGTTCCGCCACTTTGATGCCGAACCCAGAGGTAGGAACGTGTTCCTGCTTACCAACGGCACCTATACGGAGAACGAACCAAACGATATTGCAACGATTAGCAAAGTGTATTGGGGTGGCTCAGATAACGAAGTCTCAGCCGATGAGGTTGCTAGTCTTACAGCGGCAGGTTACGGCACATACATTTCGTAGGGGATTATGAAGCACACAGAAACACATCCGATGCTTGATGTTGAAGGCTGTTTTGCTTGCCGGATATCGCATGTTCGTGTGTCAGGGGCTGCTATGCCGACACGCCAAAACGTTTCTTCTATGAACGGTAAAGAGAAACAGTTGGATAAAGATTTGGATGCCTACAAACGGATACGGCGTAGCGGAGGACAACCCGAAACGATTGACGGTTCTGCCCGCATGGAAAAAACAGTCGATTGAACTATCAATCTTGGCAAGGTTATCCGCATCCGCGATACGGCTACGGAGCAATGTGGCACAACTTTGTGCGTCACGTCCCCAACGACATCACACTCCACGAACATGCCGACGTAATGGTCAACATGTTGCAGCCCTACCAAATCAAAGGTTTCCACAAAGGGCAACATCGAAC